GGCCAGCGCGGGGACGGCGGCGACCAGGTGGTCCCGCAGCAGCTGCGGCTTCTTCACGGTGTACCTGCCTGCCGCTCAAGGTCGGCGTGCAGTTCGCGGGCCAGTTCCTGCAGGCCCACTACCTGCGCGGCGGTGGCGTGGCAGGTGGCGTAGTTGCTGGCGACGGTTTCGGCGACGACAGAGAGCGGAGTGGCGGCGGCGGGCGCATCAGGATCTCCGGCAGGGCCGGCGGTGGCGTTGCCGCTCGCGGCGGTGTCGTGGAGCTGCACGAAGCCAGCAGAAACAGTACAGGCAGCATCAGCGTTCGCGGTGACATAGATGGGAACCTCTTTGACGATGGTGTCGCCGCGCTCATGCACCAGCTGTACGCGGTCCACGTACTCGGTCACGACGCGGGTGGTGCCTTCGGCCAGCTTGAGGCTGCTGGTCAAGGCGGCGTTTTCGGACCTGGCCTTGGCCAAATCGAGGTTGGCCTTGTCCAGCGCGGTGGTGGCGCGACTGATGCGCCCCTGTTGGTAGCTGAAGAGGCCGGCGGTGGCCAGCACCAGGGCGGCCAGTGCGAGGGCGCGGTAGAGCATCAGCGCGCCCCCAGCGCGGCCAGGACGCGCGTGGTGCGGGCGGTGCGGTCTGCCATGCCATTGGGCGTAGCGCGGCTGCGGGCGTTGCCCAGGTTGATGACGCGGCTGACGGTCAGCACGTCGCGCTGATCGGCGTAGGTGTTGAGGCCGTTCTCTTTCCAGAACGCCGCCGCCGCCATGGCGCCGATCTCCGGCTCGATCAGCAGGCCCGGCTGTTCTTCCAGCGGCTGGCCGATCAGCTGCCCAATGCGGCGGTAGTTGCCCCGGCCGGTATGCTGCAGCGGGCCACGGCCGCGGAACAGATAGCCGTCGCCGCTGGCCTCGCTACCGTTGCCGTTGCGGTTGGCGTAGACGCGGTTGCCGAGCTTTGCCGGCTGATGAACGAACCCGGCGGCCTCGGCCGGCGAGATGTACCGGCCGAACACTTCGAGCAGGCGTTCGCGGCTGTAGCTGAGCGACTCTTCGACACGCGACAGGCTCAGGCTCTCGTGGCCGACCTGTGCCAGGAAGTAGGCCGCGCGCACCGGCGTGTTGATGCCGAAGCGCCTCATGGCCGCGTTCAGCGCCTCGGCCCAGCGCTGTGCGCGCTGCAGCGGGCACTGCATGATCTGAGCGAGCAGAGCAGGGGTCAGCATGTCAGTTGCTACGGAGGA